AAATTCTTCGGCGTACCGGTCTGGCACATGAACGAAAGTGACGATCGCTTTATCCGTCTGTGCAATAACTTCCCCCGGGTGGCAATCGGCAGTTGTGGGGATTACGACGTAAAGCGGCCCAACCTCGCAGTTGCCAGAATGAAAGATCTTATCCGGTATGTCACTGACGATTACGGGCAACCCATTTCCAAACTGCACGGCCTGCGCATGCTTAACCCGCTTATTTTCACCAAGCTGCCACTGGCCAGCGCCGACAGCACCAACGTTGCACGGAACATCGGCATCGACAAAGCATGGAAAGGTGCCTACGCGCCAGCCAGCAAAGAGACTCGCGCCGCGCTAATGGTTGAGCGTATCGAATCGCACAACAGTCCGGGCTCACTCGACTACTGCGAAGAAAGGGACAGATTCAACATGCAGTTACAACTAGCAGTCTAAAAAGTAGTGAGGCCAATAATATGACCTCTAAGCAATGATTAATCCTGCTGTTGAGCTTCCTGCTTCACAGCCACCATAGCAGGCAGAGTAAAGGCATAGAGCAAAAACACTTCTGTAAAACCAATCATTTCCTCAGCTTCTTCTTTTGTGAACTCTTCATCAGAGTGAACTGCCCCATTTGAGTCGATTCTCACAATATGAGCCCAGTCACGCATTTGTTCTGTGATTAGGCCTTTTCCATGAAGCATTGATATTCGTTTAACCAATTTTTCATCTTTTGAATCATCACCAAGGAGGTTGCGAGTTGCAATATCTATAGTCTTTCTGCAAATCATGACGGAGGTATCGAAGCGACCTCTTTTGAGATTATCTTTTGCTTCAACGAAAGCATCTGCTGCTCTCGGTGGGGTGTTATCCGGAGCTGAATGTGCTTCGATGGCTGGGTAAACATTCCAAAGATTAAACTTTCCATCATTTGAAGGGATAACAATGTTCCTGCCTGCATTAGCTAGCGCGTACGGGCCTTGCCTTACATTTGAATTAACAACAGCAATACCAGATTTCTCACAACTCCTGCATGCAAACGCCACATCATACACAGATGTGTCATTCCTTAAATGTTCACTGAAAGCCTGCAGAACAGCATTCTCCCGCAGGCAGTGAGGGCAAGTAATATTAAAAGAGAGCATTCCCATGAATATATCCCAATTATCTAATGAAATTCACAATGCACTTAAGAGCGCTGATAGACCTGAGTTTACCCTGATGCAGCGTTATGAAACATCGAGCAATGATCAAAAAACCGCCTTTGTATGCGCTTTGATAGGAAAGGTGATTGAGCAAGACAGAAGGTTACAGGGTGGAATCCGCGCCGCTGGAATAACCGTTAAAGGAGACTGACGTGAGACGTTACTCACTGGAGCACTGCAGAATGCTTCTCGTCCTCGGCACCTTAAACCGTTTTCTCTCCTTCCGCTCTCAATGGCTTGACTCTCGAAAGGGAACACGTTTAACCAAATGGAATGGCAAATGCCACCGTATGGCTAACCGCTTTCGCTGCGAGGGATTGATACGTCACGACCGGATACTCACTGGCAAAAGGCCGCTATGAGGTAATCAGCTATGAAACAGACCCTGATGCTTCGCGATGAACGAATCAGGCAGAACGCAATAAACATCATCCAATCCCTCCTGACCGACAAAGACCGACCCGTAACAATCCGCATATCCGACTACAAACGAAACCTTGACCAGAATGCAAAATTTCACGCGCTCCTGGGTGACATTGCTCGCCAGGCTGAATGGTGCGGCAAGAAGCTGAAGCCTGAGCAGTGGAAGGTGTTGCTCATCAGCGGTCACGCCGTCGCCACAAAGCAGCAGGCCGAGATTGTGCCGGGCATTGAGGGAGAGTTCGTAAACATCCGCGAGAGCAGCGCAGAGATGAGCGTCAGCCGCATGGCGAGCCTTATCGAATATGTCACGTGCTGGGCAGTTGGGCAGGGGATTAAATTCACAGAGGGACGCTATTCATGAGCGATTACACCGGCAGTAATACCCCGATCGACATCCGAAATTTATGGCAAACGCCACCGGAAATAGCCGCCGCGCTAAACAAAGAATTTCACTTTGTTGGTGATGCCGCCGCCAGCGACGCGAACCACCTTTTCCCGCTTTACCTGACCGAAGAGCAGAACGCTCTTGAAACCGAATGGGATATTTACTTCCCACCTGGTTATATCTGGATAAACCCACCATACAGCGACATCACACCCTGGGTGCGCAAAGCCTCGCAGATAGATAGCGACGAGCATGGCGCGGTGATGCTGGTTCCTGCAGATACATCGGTTGGGTGGTTCAATGATGCCAAACGCACCTGCAGTGAAATCCGGTTTATCACTGGCGGCCGACTTTCGTTTGTCCGCGCTGATACCGGTAAACCAGTGAACGGCAATAACAAAGGTTCAATGCTGCTGATCTGGAATCCGCACATGCTGGGCGTCTGCAATGTCAGCTTTGTAGAGCGTGACCTGCTGATGGAATACGGTGCCGCAGTAGCAGGGAGAGGGGAATGCGCCAGCGAAAGAGCAGCATAGTCGCAGTAATGGATGCGTCCATATTCAAACCCACCAAACGTTCCCGCAACAAACCCAAACCAATCCCAACCGAAAGCCAGGTGCAGACATTTGATTATGTCTACAGCCTCTTGCGCGCTAAATGGGATCGCATGAGAAGGACAAGAGCATGACGACGCTACCGAGAAACTTCGGCTGGAACCGGCTCAAGTTATCAACCCACACATACGAGCAGTTGCAGCAGCTCGAAGATGATGTGAAAGCCAATCACAGCTGTCACGAAGGTATTCACCTTATAGACGCTGCCGGCCGCAAGAAGCTCGATGCAATCAGTTGGGCTGTCTACAACAAGCAGAAGAGGAAAGATGATGCTTAGCCCGACAGAAACAGCCAGATACGAGCGCAACAGCAACGCAGCAGCAGGATATTGCGCAGCGTGTACAAAGCCTTTGCAGCCTGGCGAAGTTTACGCATGTAACGAATGTGCCTCTGACGCTTACGTTGAGCGCGACCCAAATTACCGAATGGAGGAAAGCGATGAGTGAGTTATTGCTGGATGCAAAAATTACACACGATCAGCTTTGCGATATAGCTTGCCGATTTTTGCAACGGAACGGATTCAAAGTTGCCTTTCACGACAAGTTCAGAGCATGGACAACCTACGGCGAACAGCCTGATGCAATGGGATTCAAGAATGGCGCGTCATGCCTGATTGAAGCCAAATGCTCTCGTTCTGATTTGCTAGCCGACCGAAAGAAGCCATTCCGTATTGATCCCGAGAAAGGAATGGGTGATTGGCGATTTTTCATATCGGAGCCGGGTGTTGTCGAGGTGAAGGATTTACCGCAGGGGTGGGGGCTGCTTCACGTCAAAGGGAGCCGGGTTATCAAGGTTCACGGCTGGCCTGATGGGTGGCACTGGGTCAACAAGGCAAGCAAGCCATTTGTCGCCAACAAACAGGCCGAGTGTGATTACATGTTCTCCGCGCTGCGCCGCATGGAAATCCGTGGGCATCTGAAAGAAATTTATGACGGATTGCCTTCAGGTGAGAAGGAGGATTGCAATGGCTAACCTACGCAAGGCGGCTCGAGGCCGTGAATGCCAGGTCAGAATTCCTGGAGTGTGTAACGGCAACGCAGAAACCTCAGTCTTAGCCCATATCCGATTGCCCGGCTTATGCGGCACCGGAATCAAACCTCCTGACCTTATCGCCACAATCGCATGCAGTCAGTGCCACGACGAGATAGATCGCCGTACGCACGTTGTAGACGCCGAATACGCGAAAGAGTGCGCACTGGAAGGAATGGCACGAACTCAAGTTATCTGGCTGAAAGAGGGATTGGTGAAAACGTGAAAAGCTATCAACTGATATTACCCTGGCCGCCAAGCAATAATCGCTACTGGCGACACTCCAGAGGACGGCACTACATCAGCGAATGGGGGCAGAGATACCGAAAAGAAGTAATCCAGATTATCCAGGCAGCAAAGTTAGACATCAGCATTACACCCCGCATCAAAGTAACCATCCATGCAGCACCTCCCGATAACCGCAAACGAGATTTGGACAATCTGCCCAAAGCCGTTTTTGACGCTCTCACCAGTGCTGGCTTCTGGCTGGATGACGGTCAGATTGACGACATGCGCATTAAGCGATGTCAGCGGGTTCTTGGCGGGCAATTGGTATTAGTCATCAGAGAAACGACTGGAGAGCTTCCCAGCATCAAAGACATATTGGAGGCAGCATGAAACTACACGCAGCAATAGCACTCACCCTTGCATCAATGGCCTCGCAACGTTGGCAGCCATCATTCTCGGCTGGCTACTCATACCCGCTCACCAATAACCGTAGAACAGGTAAAGCAGCAGAGCGCCGCAAAGCTAAACAGCGCCGGAGGGCAAGACTGTGAAAAGTGATGCCCTATCTCAGTTAGCCAGCACCCTCCGAAAGTCAGACCTCCGCAAAAGATATCTCAAACCAGTTCAGACAATCACTCCGCTTCAGTCTGCGTGGGTGCGCTGCATGCTTGATGTATGGGGGGCAAAGTATGGTGGTCGAGAAGGGCCGGAAACCAGCAAGTGCTCGGTAATCGGTAGGCTGATGATCCGAGAGCGATGCACTGACCAGGAGGCAGGAAGAATCATCAATGTGGTGGAAGACCTTCATAAGCAGGGATACAGCGGAACTGAGTTATTCGTCAAAGCTCAGCAAATCGTATTACTGAACTCGAAAATTAAACCTCTTCTGGAACGCGCCAACGAACAGGAAGAGGCTGATTTGGTAGAAGCGGTGATGTGCAAGATATTCAAGGGCGACAACCCTATCCGTGCAGTAGCCATTAAATACTACTGCGACCGCAAGTGCTCGCAAGATATCGCACACAAGATTACTGAGTTAACCGGTATGCACATTGAAAACAGCAAAACCCGAGTTAAGTGGTGCATGAAATTGCTTGAGGCTGCCGTTTATCATGGTCTTCAACGTGAAATGGAGGTGATTCATCAACAAATTGCTGCTTAAATTGAATATTCGATAAAAATAACTTGAAAACGTCACCTGGGCATATTACATTTCATGTATGCTCAGGAGTCAAAGACGAAAGAGCGCGATGATGACGAAATGAAGCGTCACTAACAAAAGGCCACTGGTTAACTCCCGGTGGCTTTTTTGTTTCTAACAAATTTATATTCCTGGTGCCTGTCAGGAGAAAAATTATTTTTGAATTTCTCAATACTCAAAAAGCCCTTCTAATATGAAGATCTCTACTGCAAAAGATGGGTCAATTAAATGAGAAAATTTTTGGTTGCCGCAGGTGTGGTGCTGGTAGCTGTAGTTTTCATTGAGTCCTATAACAAAAACCCAACGTACGTAATTGATGCGCAAGGGCGCGTTCAGTCATATCTGGCTTACAGTTACGGCCCCACGTCATGCACACCTGAAAACAGTGCTGATGGAGATTGGATGCTGAAATGTCAAAGTGCAAATGCAAGTTCAACCTTCGAGTATTCAGTGCGTTCATCGGCTGAAACAACCGAAAATGATGGAAGAGGTTTTTACCTTATTGCTCAGAATAAATCAGCTCTGGATAGCGCAAAGGTTGACCTGATGAATTACCTCACGATAGCTGCTCCCCACAAAAAGTAAGCAATTAGATATTACCCTCTGACGGATAACCGTCAGTTATTGAGGCTGCCATTCGGCGGCCTTTCTTATTTAGCGCCAACCATCCAGCAACCAATATCACTCATAGATAACGTGCCGTGGCATGGATGGCGCTTTCCCCGAACTCACACAGCTCCCGCCAACAACGCGAGGAGAGAGACTATGAAGATGGACGAAAGATACAGTAACGCCTCATACGGTAGTGCTGGTCTTGCGGCTTTCTTTGCCAGCCTGTCCTTACAGGATTGGGGCTTCATAATTGGTGTCGCCTTTAGCATTATCCTCGGCGTCCTCACATACCGGCTCAACAAGCGTGAGCAGATGAAGCGCACGAAGATACTGCAAGACATCCTGAGCAAGACAGACGTTAAAAACCCTTCAGCCACAGCCCAAGTTATCGCTGACCTGAGTCAGAAAGCGCCCCGGGAGATTTGAATGAATTCGTCTCTACGAAATAAGCTGATCGCGGTTTCAGGTTCCGGAGCTCTTGCAATAGCCGCGGTGCTGATTCCTGACCTTGAGGGTGTGCGATACGAGCCTTATTACGATGTCGCTGGAGTGCTCACCGTCTGTTACGGGCACACAGGCAAAGACATCATCATCGGCAAGAAGTACACCGAGAAAGGGTGCAAGGCCATTCTCGACAAAGACCTTCAGCCATTCGCCAAATCCGTTGAGCGTTCCGTAAAGGTACCAGCCAGTGAATACCAGAAAGCGGCTCTTATCAGTTTTAGTTTCAACGTTGGTGCATCGGCATTTGAACGCTCTTCCTTGCTGCGTAACCTCAACGCCGGTAATTACCAGGCGGCGTGTGACGGACTAAAGCAGTGGGTATATGCGGGCGGGAAGAAATGGAAAGGCCTGATGAATCGGCGCGACGTTGAATATGAGGTTTGCACCTGGGGCCAGAAATGAAAACCCGCTACCAGCTACTCATCATCGCTTTTGTGTTCTCGGCACTCGGTGGCATCGGTTACGCGCTCCATCACAATGGCTACGAGTCTGGAAAGTTCGACGCTAATCAAGCTTGGAATATCAAGTGGACCGAACGTGATGGAAAGGACTTACTCGAACTCGCCGGACGCCAAGAGCAGGAGCGCACCGAAGAACAGCGCCGCCAGAACCAAATCAACCAGGTAACAGCTGATGCACAAACTCAACTCGACAAAGCGCGGCTTGATGCTGCTAACGCTCAGTCTGCTGCTGACAAGTTGCAGCTCACCATCGCAAACATCCGGCGTCAGCTCGCAGCAAGTGAAACCAGCAAGCTTTCCGCAATTGCCAACGCAAGCGCGACAAGGGCCAACTCCGGAGTATTGCTTGCCGACGTGCTCAGCAAATCTGTCGAACGAAATCAGCAACTGGCAGCAACTGCTGACGAAAGGCGAATAGCTGGCCTGGCATGCGAACGGTCATACGATTCCATTACAGATGTGAAATGAATCCTCCGACAAGGACAGATTGAAAAACCCCGATAAGGTGGTGATCGCAATCTTGCTGACGGGTAAGCCGTAAGTGGGTGAGTCCTGCTGTGAAGCACCGCAAACCTGCGCCAATTGAACAATAAGGAGAAGGTATGTCGCTTTATCCGTTTGGTAGCGTACCGGGACCGGCTGGCAAAGAAGGGCCCGCAGGAGCGGCATCAGTTAGGCAAAAGTCAGAATGCTATTTCTCTGGTCTGAGTCTGGTGATCCCCACGACTGCGACAAATCTCATCACCCTGATTAAGGCACTGCCGCACACCGGCTCACTAACGCCGTTCTTCAACACGACAACAAATAAATTCACCGTCTTCAACCAGAATACGACAACAACCTTCAAGGTAAACGTTGTTGGCTCCTGGAGTGGGGCGTCAACAAACAGAAGTATGACGGTGTCATTCCCCGCAACTAACGGGAACACGCTTGTAGCATCGAGAGATGCCCAGGTAACAACTGACATCCTGTCATTCCCTACATTCTTCAGCGTTGATAAAGACGGCAACCTCGCAACCAATGGCAGTGACATCACTATCCAGTCAAATGGTGCGACGTTCACAGCAACTGCAATCCTGATCATCGCTGAACAAATGGTCCCAACTCCATAGGGTGAAATATGCAACTTTTAAACGTACATGCGCCTGTTGGAGTGTGGACGCAGGTTTATGACGGAACGGCTGATGCAACAATCTCCATCTCAGGAACTGAGGCATATATCTGCCAGTCAACGACCGCGCCAGCAGCAAACCTTATTGGGCTGCCATTTAGTGGCTCCTCGCTAACTCAATATATTTACCACTCTTCAACCGGCTCCCCTGTATACGTCAAGCCGCTGAACGCTGACGCAACCATCATCGTTAACGCATAGGTGAAATCATGCCAGTAATCGTCGTCGCTCAATCGGGCGAAGCAGTAAGCGTCCCAAAAGTTTCAGAAGTACCCGCAGCGCCAATGGCGGCAACTACCACTACTGCGGGAGTTGTTAAGCAAATGGCGTTCACTGCTCAATTGACTGCCGCGCCCACTCAGGCTGATTTCAACGCACTGCTGACCAAGTTGATCTCGTCGGGTCAGATGGCATCAAGCTAAGGGTGTGATCATGCCAATCACAGCATCCAAAGTGGTTGCGGCTAAGAAGGAATAAATAAATGGCAAAGCTCACCGACAAACAAGAGCTGTTTGCCCGTGAGTACCTGAAAGACCTCAACGCCACTCAGGCAGCAATCAGGGCGGGTTACAGCGAGAAGACTGCGCGCGCCACTGGATGCGAGAACCTAACAAAACCAGACATCGCAGAGCGCATTATCCATCTCAAAGACGCAAGGAACGAAGCGGTTGGCGTTGATGCCGCTTACGTCCTGCGTCGCTTGGTTGAGATAGACCAGATGGATGTGCTCGACATCATGAAAGACGATATGAGCCTGAAGCCTGTTTCTGACTGGCCAGCTCCATGGCGTCGTTACCTAAGCGGTGTTGATGTGGCCGAGATGTTCGAGGGGCGAGGAGATGATCGTGAAATGGTTGGCATCCTCAAAAAAATCAAATGGCCTGACAAGGTGAAAAACCTCGAGCTACTTGGCAAGCATGTAACAGTGCAGGCATTCAAAGAGCAGGTATCTAACGAGCACACAGGTAAGGACGGTGGCCCGATTGAATACGCCGATATTTCCCCTGAAGAACTTGAAGAGAGATTAAAGGAGCTGGGTCATGGCCGCCACCGATCGCAGCTCGCTGAGAAACAGGCAGACTCTTGAGGCATTTAAGCGCAGAGCTATAGCAGAAGCCAGAGAATCCCTGATGGGGTTCACGCTCTACACCAACCCTCTGTACGAAACTGGCTGGTTTAATGAGTTGCTGTCTGCTGAGCTTGACCAGTTCCTGGCTGATGTCGAAGCCGGAAAGATGCCCCGATTGATGATATTCGCGCCACCACGCTCTGGTAAGAGTGAAAAGGCGTCCAGAAGATTCCCTGCTTATGTGTTGGGTAAGCATCCCGACTGGAATGTGATCGCCTGTTCGTATTCTTCAGACCTGGCCAACCGCATGTCACGCGACACTCAGCGCATCGTTGGGTCGAAGAGATACGCAGATGTATTCCCTGGCACGTCACTACCCTCCGGAAGGAGTGGCGCAGGTGGAGCAATTCGCACTGCAGAACTATGGGAAGTGGTAAACGCCATTGGTGAAATACATGGCGGGGCTTATCGTGCAGCAGGCGTAAATGGCGGCATCACCGGTCAGGGTATGAATATCGGTATTATTGATGACCCGGCCAAAGACTACAAAACCGCATCATCCCCAACGTATCAGGAAGCAGTTATTGACTGGTATGACACAACCTTCTTTACCCGTGCAGACCCAAAAATTAACGGGATCATCATCATTCTTACTCGCTGGCACCAGAATGACCTTGCCGGTCAATTACTGAAGAAAGCCGAGGAGGGCGGTGAAGAGTGGCGCGTGGTTAGCTTCCCGATGGAAGCGGAGAAAGAAGAAATTCATGAGCTGAACGGCAAAAAGTACTTTCTGCGTAAGCCTGGTGAAATCCTCTTCCCTGAGCGCATGCCGCAAGAGTTCGTCGATAAAGCCAAGCAGCGAGGATCGTTAGTGTGGAACGCCCTGTACCAGCAGCGGCCAACAGCCAAAGGCGGCGGTCTGATTAAGTCGGAATGGTTCGGCGAGTATCGGGAGCTACCAGTCATGAAGTGGCGAGCGGTCTACGGTGATACTGCGCAGAAAACGAAAGAGGTAAACGACTTCTCTGTATTCGAGCATTGGGGGATTGGAGAGGATGGGTACCTGTACTTAATCGATATGATCCGAGGAAAATGGGAAGCCGACGAATTGAAACGCCGGGCCACATCCTTTTGGTCAAAGTGCAAGATGGTTAAAAACGGACCTCTTCGACACATGGCCATTGAGGATAAGGCATCCGGAACCGGCCTTATCCAAAGCATTCGGAAAGACGCGTTATGCCCAGTAAGAGCAATTCAGCGTAACAAAGACAAATATACGCGCCTTATGGACTCCCAGGGGTATATCGAGTCGGGATACATAAAGCTTCCCGCTGGGGCTGATTTCATTAACGATTTCCTTGTCGAGATGGAAGCAATCAACCCTGACTTCAATACACATGATGACCAATTAGATCCCATGATGGATGCCATTTCAGAGATGAAGGGCAAGCCACAACTCCTCGTTGGCAAAAACTCAGGCTGGTAACATGTCAAAAAGAAAACCAAGCGCAGCACAGAAGCCGCGCAAGCTTGCTGTGGGCCAGTCCTGGGCATCTGACGGCGAGTTTCAAAAGCAAAAAATTGATAAGCACTTCGCTGATCTGAAGCATAAGGCATACAAGCCGCCCACAGGAGTGGTGCCTGACGATGCGGTAGTTGGCGATAGCGTCGATTACGGAACACTGAACAGCATGTTTGTTTCGGCTGACTCGGTATTCCTGGGGTATCCGGTACTGGCGACCCTGGCGCAGAAGTCAGAGAACCGAGTAGCCTGCGAGCAGTCAGTAAACGAGATATTCCGTAAGGGCTTCAAAGTGAAGTCCAACAACACCGAAAATGACCGCACTAAGATCATTGGCCAGATTGAAGACGCCTTTGAGAAGTACGGAGTAGAAAAGCACCTTAAGTTGCTCGGATTCAATGCAGAGGCGTTCGGTAACTCATTCCTGTTCGTGAAAATTAAGGGTGATGAGACAGAGCGAAACAAGGAGTTGTTGCTCGACCCGGCCAAAATTAAGAAAGGCGATTTGGAGGGGTTTCGGGTTGTTGAACCCATGTGGACTTACCCGCAGGCCTATAACGCTATCGACCCAATCAGCCCTGATTTCTTCGTACCGCAGCAATGGTATGTGATGGGGAAGATTGTTAGCGCCAGCCGTATGAAGTCGTTGGTGCTGTATTCGGTGCCGGACATGTTGAAGCCGTCATACAACTTCGGCGGCCTGTCCTTGATTCAGATGATGCTTCCTTACGTTGTGAACTGGGAAAGCGTCCGTGATGACATCCCTCGCATCATCATGTCGTTCCGCACGTATATTTGGTCGACAGATATGGAGACATACCTGCAAGACAGGAACGAGTTTGATAAGCGACTCGACACTCTCGTTTACGGGAAGGATAACCACGGTGTGTTGGCTATCGATAAGACGATGGAAACACTTGAGCAGATGAATACCTCTCTCACCGGATTAAGCGACTTACTTACTCAGCAGCAGCAACTTCTCTGCATGCCATCCCGCTTAAGCGTCACAAGCCTGACCGGTAGCCAGCCAAGCGGAATGAACGCCAGCGGTGAAGGAGAGCGAGAATCTCAGCATGAGAATATCTCCAACAAGCAGAAGAACAGCTACAAGCCGGTGCTGGACTGGATATTGAAAATCCTCTGCCTGAACGAGTTTGGTGAGTTCTACGAAGACCTGTATATCGACTTCAATCCACTGGATGAGTTGAGCGATCTGGAAATCGCTGACATCAACAACAAAAAAGCTGAGACCTACGTCAAGTTGATTGATGCTGAAGTAGTCACGCCTGAGCAGGTATGCAATGTGATCGCCGCCGATGATGACTCCGAGTTCAACGGTATCAAGTACGAAGTGGTGAGCATATACCCTGACGAGGACGACACTGATGAAGATAAAGACGCTGAGGAGGGTTCACTACAACTCGACGATAGCAAGCCAGTACGCGAAATCGCTTAAGCACCTAATCTCTGAAATGACCAAAAGCGCCGAGTACTGGGCTACGGCTCAGTACAACGCTCATCAATCTGGTGAGCGGGGCATGAATGACATTGCTGACCGCCTGATTGACCTGCGTGACAAGTGGGAGGCTACTTTCGCCGACGCAGCATTAACGATCGCCCCGCGATTTACGCACGCCGTAGACAACACTGCGACAAAAGCATTAACGCGATCGCTCGGTGAAAAAGACATTCCCCGCGTTAAGTTCACAATGACGCCAGAGATGAAACAAGCCGTCGATGGCATCGTTGCCGAAAACGTGAACCTGATTAAATCAATACCGGAGAAGTATTTCACCCAGGTGCAGACAATCACCCTCCAGTCGATAACCAGGGGGCGTGACCTGCAATACATGACCGAAGAGCTTCAGAAGCAATTCGGCATTACCCGACGCCGGGCTGAGAACATTGCTATCGACCAGAATAATAAGGCTACGGCTGAGTTATCGAGAGTCAGGCAACAGTCGCTAGGTATCACTAAAGGCATCTGGATTCACTCTGGCGGTGGCAGTCATCCACGGCCCAAGCATGTGAAAGCTCACGGTCAGGAATTTGATTTGGATAAAGGGCTCCCTGTGGGTGATAACGGTGAATACGTGTTGCCCGGGCAGGAAATTCACTGCGGGTGTAGCTGGAAACCAGTGTTGCCATTTTAAACATTACGGGTCGCTTAGGCGGCCTTTTTTATTACCTGAAGAAAGGTAAATCCATGCCAGTACATCAAAAAGATGGCTCTTGGTACTGGGGTAGCAAAGGCCCATTTAAATCGAAAGAGAAAGCCGAAGAGGTAGAGAAGACAGCCTTTGCCAACGGCTACCGCGGTGACTCTTACGATATGGGGTCATCCGTCCGGGAGTATGACGACTACGGGCGAATGAATGTCACCCAGTGCAATATCAGCAAAGAGTGTGTGAGTCAGTACCGTGGTTCCAGTCTGCCGAAGTGGATGGAGTTAGGACTAAATCCCGATCGCCTTTACTACATCTACCGCCCCGCAGAAGAACTCATACGCGCCGCTGACTCGTTTAATAACGTGCCAGTGACCATTGAGCACCCAAGCCAGCTAGATACCCCTGAGACACCTCAGGAGCGTGTAGGAACCACCGGGACAGATACGCGATTCGAAGCCCCTTATCTCGTTACCAGCATGAAGCTGTGGGACAAGGCGGCAATAGAGGGTGTGGAGAAATCCACGCGGCGTGAGCTTTCCATCTTCCCTTCATTCTTCGACCTGGACATGAGTCCGGGCGAGTTCATGGGTCAGGCGTATGACGGCATTGCCAGAAACATCTCTGGTAACTCTGTCGCGTTGACCATTAAAGGCCGTGTAGGCGCTGAATGCGCTGTCGGCGATTCACAAGATCAAGAGGAAACTTTGATGGAAGGCTTGACCGACCTGATTAAAAACAAGTTTGCCACAGCATCCGATTCAGATGCTGACGAACTGGCAAAAGGCATCATGGAGCTTATGGCTCAGCATGAGCAAAGCGAAATCGACAAGTCTGGCGATGAGTCGGAAGACGATGAGAAAAAGGGCAAAGCTGCTGGTGACGAGGCTGATGATGAATCAGGCAAAGACGCCGCTGGCGACGAAGACGAAGAAGACGACAAAAAAGGTAAAGAGCCAATGGGTGATAGCGCCATTCGCGATCTGGTAGCGAAAACCAAGAAGGAAGCGCTGACAGAAGCGCGTCAAGAGTTCGCCGCAACACGCGAAGCCATGCGAACAGTCGAGCCTGTTTACGGCCATGTTTCAGGTGACTCTGCTGATGACATTTATAAGGCGGTCCTGAAGCAGGAAAAGGTAAGCATCGATGGCGTGCATCCTTCTGCTTACAAAGCGCTGGTTCAGATGGCCATTCACGGAAAGAACAGCAAACAACCAGTTGGTGACTCTGCTGAGAAGCAGGCAAGCGCTGCTGACTTCAAAGAATACTTCTAAGGGAAACCGAAAATGACTTTTCAGCAATCCGTAACTCTGTATCCGGCACCGGGTAAAGAAGGTGAACTGGCATCACTCAACCCAACTGCCGTAGCACTACCGCCAGAAGGCTCTTACAAGGCTGGCGCGAGTGGCGTCTACCAGGCGCGCTGGGTGTGGGTGGACGGCACCGATCCTACTCTGGTCAATAACACCGGTACTGGCCTGCCTACCGGGTGGGTGATGAATACCGGTAAAGGCGTCATCCCTCTTGGCTCGACTGGATCGATGCTAGTAGAGGCAGGCACCGATCTGGGCGTATTCACACTTGGTGACTTCTGGGTGCGCACTGCAACCGCAGCGACTAAAGGTCAGAAAATCTTTGCTGTGCTGGCTGACGGTACAACCAAGACTGGCGCAGCTGGCGCGACAATTTCTGGCGCGATTGAAACTCCGTATTTCGTAGCATCAGATGCAGATGCCAACTCAATTATCAAAATGACCAAGCAGGGGGTTCTGTAATGGATCTTAATCAATCCACTCTGCCGCAGTACCTGAAAGTACTGGCAGACAAGGGCGTAGTCTTCGATAAAACCCCTTCGTATCTTTCCATGAAAGGCGTAATTGGTGACTCCGCAGTAGATATGGCCACCGTAGCAAACGGCGGCATCCCGGCGGCGGCTGCGCAGGTCATCGACCCGATGATCATCAAGCAACTCTTTGCGCCAACCGTAGCAACGCAGATTTATCCTGAAGTGAAGAAAGGCACCTGGGCTGTGCAGGATGTTCTGTTCCCGCGCACCGAAGAAGCCTACGAAATTGTTGCGTATGACGACCGCTCTCGCGCTGGTTCAACCCATATCAATGCTAACTGGGAACAGCGTCGCCAGATGCGCTTCCAGGGTATGAACGAATGGGGCGATTTGGAGCAAGAAAAGTATGGCATGGCGCTGATCCCTTACGTTGCCATGAAGCAGGCGGCAGGCGTTGACGCAATCAACCGTTTCTTCAACAAGTCCTACATGTTCGGTATCTCCGGTGCTCCGAACTTCGGCATCATGAACGACCCATCTCTTCAGGCCGCTTTGACACCAATCACCACCGCTGACGGCAAAGTGAAGTGGGCAGATAAAGACGCGGTTGGCATCTTCAACGATGTGAAGAAGATGTTTACGAGCATGGCGAAGAAAAACCAGGGCCTGGTGCAGGAAACCAGCCCAATGAAGCTGTCTGTCAGCCCTGACGATAACGCCTCTCTGAGCGCAATCAACGCACTGGGTACCGCTTCGGCTATCGACCTGATCAAGAAAACCTATCCAAGCCTGACCGTTGTGGTTGTTCCTGAGTTTGGAACTCCATCGGGCGGCCTTATTCAGCTGATCGCCGAAAGTCTGGGCGGAACTCCTGTGGGCAACACGGTTTACACCGAAAAAATGCGCGCGTTCCCGGTATTTGTGGAGCACTCCATGACCAGCCAAAAACTGGCTGCCGGTACTCTTGGCACGGTTATCTATCGCCCATCCGGCGTGGTTCAAATGACAGGGACTCTCTAATGGCTAACGTAGTTGTAAGTAGCAAGCTCATCCATGGCACCGTCTTTGAATTGAACGGTAAGGAAATCGTGGTCAATGGTCAGAACAGCGGCGAGTTGGTTGTTGTTCATGGTTACCAGGGGGCATGCGGTATGACCAGCATGCCTGAAGAAACCTGGCAGGCCATCGAGAAGAAGTACGCAGGCATGACCGCAATCCAGGAGGGATACATCTTTGCACAGAAGAACGAGGCTAATGCCAAGTCTGAAGCCGCAGAGAAGAAAGACCTCAAAACTGGCGGCGAGCAGCACGTACTGAAGAAAGGTGAAAAAGAGGAATAACGTATGGGCGTGGTAACTCTGGATGTGGGTGAGTGGAAAACGAAATATCCGCAATACACCGCACTGACCGACCAGCAGGTGGAAGACCTGTTTTACGCAGCGACTACATTTCTGGAGAACACGCCTCAATGCGTTATCAGTGACGAGGAGAAGAGGAAGTATTTCCTCTACCTCCTGACTGCTCACATTGCTTACTTATTCTACGTTGATGCCAATGGAGATGGCGGGATAACCGGAATGGTTGGTCGCCTTTCTTCTGCTTCTGAGGGTAGCGTCAGCGTGGGGTCATCCATGGCTAATGCTCCTTTCAGTGCTGAATTCTTTCTTCAGTCTCCATACGGGTTCATGTTCTGGCAAGGAACGAAGATATACCGGATGGGCTTTTACCGGGGGAGAGGACGATGAGCGACAAGGTGATGGATGCCCTTGATGGTATCGGTAATGCATTAGCAAACAAGCAACTGAAGGTTGGATTCATTGATGGTGCGACCTATCCAGATGGGACGCCTGTAGCGATGGTTGCAGCAACCAATGAATACGGGAATCCCGCGAACAACCAACCAGCAAGGCCGTTCTTCAGAAACGCGATATCGGAGCACGAAGCAGAGTGGAACGATGACATAGCGAGAGGGATTGAGAGTGGCTATGAAACCGAACACGTTCTTGCGCTGGTAGGCGAAAAGATTGCAGGTGATGTCGTTCAATCAATTGCAACCCTCATGAACCCTGAAATCAGTGGGGCGACTATCGCGGCACGACTTCAGAGGGGGAATGAGTCAACGAAACCACTTGTTGACACCAAAGTCATGATACGTGACGTGCATTATGAGGTGAGCGACATTGAATCTTCACAAGATAGCCAATAGCGCCATTCGCCGAGTTAACCCAAATATCTCCGCCGTCCTGAAGAAATACGCCGGTGAAGTCATCGGGCCTGGACGAAATCCACAGCCCTCATACCTTCCCGATCAGGATGTCATCATCCAGTTGCAGCCCCTCAGCAAGGGGGAAATGCAGCATGTGGATGGGCTGAACGTGCAGGGGCTGGTCAAGTCGATTTATGTGAATGGCAACTACTTCAGTGTCCAACGAGAAAAGGAGCAGGGCGGCGATATCTTCCAGATCAATGGCGAGACGTGGCTTGTAGTTGAGCCCATCGAACTGTGGCCGGACTGGTGCCGCCTGCTGGTTAATCTACAGGTAAGCACATGAACGACTTTACGATTGATAACATCATTGATGTGCTGGCTGATTACATCGAACCAATTGGCGGGACTTGCCGACAGGCGCAGGCCAACAGGGTGCCGATGCCAAAAGGACAGTTCTGCATCCTGACCCCCTTGCGATTCACCCGGTTATCCACGACGAGAGACATTAAGCAAGATACCGGCTCTCCGGCTACCAGTGCGATGGGCTACACCGAGGTTCGCCAGGCTGATATTCAGGTAGATATCTATGGTCAGGGTGCAGGGGATCGGGCTATAGCGCTTGAGACTGTTTTTACCTCTGGCCATGCATACGACAAAATTAAAGCCATCGATTCAAGACTGGCTCCGCTTAACTCAACTGCTGCGATTCAGGCTCCGATGATTGATGCGGAAAGCCAGTGGCAGGAACGCTACACACTAACACTTTCTTTACAGGCACATATTACCGTGTCGCTCCCGCAGGATTATTTCGACGACGCCGAAATTACCACTGAACAGGTAGATAAACGCCCATGAGCACAATCCCTTTATCCGTTGATTTTAATATCACGCCCAATGTCGTGACGCCAGCCGGTGATGCGGTGGACGCCAATGGCCTGATGCTGACCGACAATGAACTGGTGCCGGTCGGCGCTGTTGTTAGTTATTTTTCCGCTGCTGATATCTCTGCATTGATGGGCAGTGATTCCAAGGAGTTCCTCGCCGGGCAGCAGTATTTTAACGGCTATGAAAACTCTTCCGTAATCCCTGGTGAATTGCTGATGTCGCGCATCGTGACTGAAGATGTTGCCGGGTATTTGCTGTCAGGAAATCTTAAAGGTGTGCCACTGGCCACGCTGAAAGCAATCCCGGCAGGAACCATCACACTAACCGTTGACGGCACATCAGTAACCAGCACCTCAATTGACCTGTCTACAGCGACGAGCTTCACTGACATCGCAAGCAAGCTTCAGACCGGAATTGGCACAACAAAAGTGGCTGTCGAGTGGCTGTCTGTAGCCAACCGCTTCATTATCCGGTCTGCAACAACTGGAGATGACAGTGCAGTTTCATATGCTAACCCTGGCGCACTGGCGACAGGGTTATTACTGACTGCGGCCACCGCGGCAACTGTTTCACCTGGCTCTGATGCTGTAACGCCGACTGAGACGATGAATAACATCATCAACACCAACCAGAACTGGATCCTGTTCCAGGTGCTGATTGAGTTGACTGACCCCGAGAAGACAGAACTTTGCGCGTGGGCAAGCGGTAGCAAGAACCGTTATGGTTACGTGGTTCACGACCCATCAGCAGCGCCTACCGTGGCGAACAACCCAGCATGCTTCGTGCAGTCAGTGGTTGTGGCTAATGGATATGAGAGTGTTTTCCCTGTGTACGGCTCTTATCTGTACGCGACGACGGCGCTGGCCTATGCGGCATCCATCAATTTTGCCCGAACCAATGGACGGATCTCGTTTAAATTCCGCGCCTTCCCGGGGCTGTCACCGAATGTGAGCGATCTGTCTACTGCCCAGGCGCTGAAATCCAATGGCTACAATTTCTACGGCTCGTACAGCCTGAATAAAACCATGAAGCAATACACATCGGATGGTGCCATTACCGGCAAGTTCGTGTGGCTCGACACCTTTATTGACCAGGTGTGGATCAACGCCAATCTGGTAAGCGCATATGCAGAACTGTTCACCAATAACCAGTCCTACCCGTTCAACCAAAATGGATATGGTGCAGTTCAGGCGGCGACTATCGATGTTGCAAGCCAGGCGCTGACATTTGGTGCCATCCAGAAAGGAGTGGTGCTGGATAATGCGCAAATCCGCATCGTGAATAACACCGTTGGAAAGGACATTTCCGCAACGCTCTACTCGGAAGGCTGGTATCTGTTCATCCCTACCCAGACCGGGGCCGCGCGACTTGAACGACAGTTGCAGGGCGCGATTTTTTACTGGGTTGACGGTCAGCTGATCCAATCCATTTCCATGTCTTCAACCGCGATTCTGTAAGGACGACAAAATGCCAATTGATATTACAAGTGCCAACTCGAAACTGCGCATTGTCGTGCCTTCTTACTACCCTGGCGGTTTTGATGTAGACGATTACGCAGCAGACAACATGTTTGAAACGGGTGCGCTACAAAACAAAGAAGACATGATGTCTGCTGACGGGAAATACCACGCAGGCTTCATCTTCAACCCGACAGAGTTCACCATCAACCTGATGGCGACATCCAATGCCGGCAGTCTACTTGATGACTGGCTGGCCGCTGAGCGAACAGCAATCTCTGCCTTTGCATGCAACGCCGTGCTGACCGTCCCGGCGCTCGGGTCGAAGTGGAACTTTGTGAATGGGGTTTTATATACGTGGACGCCTGCACCTCCGGGTCGACGAGTTTTACAGCCTCGCCCGGCAGTATTCCACTTTGAAACCGTTACACGGAGCGCTATCTGATGTCACGCAAAGAGATTCCATTCATTATTGAGGAAGACAATCGGGATAAGGGGAAGGAGTTCATCATCACCGAGATGTCGGCATGGGACGCTGACGAGCTGGCTCAGGACATTTTCCGGGCAATGGGTGAATCAAACTTCTCTGAAATCCCGGCCGATGTTATTGCGATGGGGTGCGCCGGGCTTGCTACTGTAGGGTTGAGCGTGCTCTCTGCGTCATCCCCTGACGTAGCCCGGACTCTTCGCGATCGCCTTATGTCCACTGTGCAAATTGCCATAACGCATGAAGGGCAAAGGCAAGTCCGCAAAGTGAATGGCGGTATCGACTTTGAAGAGGTTTCAACCATTCGCCTGGTTATGGACAAAGTCTTTAAGGCCAACTTCGATTTTTTAACAATCGCCGAAGGGTAAAGTACCCGTTTCTCGAAGAGGAAACCCTTCCGGCGAAATTAGTTTCTCCCGTCAATATTTCCCAAACTATCAACGCCATCATCTGCGCTGGAAAAGCAACGTACATCGAATTGCAGGAGAACCTGTCCGTAAAGGATATGTACAACCTGCTGGAGATTATCTCTGTTGAGAACTTTAACCAGCGCGTGTGGCATAAGCATCAGGAGCAGCGATGATCATCCAGGAACTGGCGTATAAGGTAACCATCAAGGCCGATGAGTTCCTGAATGGTAAAAAGAAAGTAGCGGATGGTGCCAAGGAGCTTGGTGATACGGTCACCAAAGAGTGGGAAGGGATTGGCGACACAGCAAAGACCACCGGTGAAGAAATCGTCAAAGTTGGCGATGAAATTCAGCGCTCGAATAAAGAAACAGGGAAGTCGCTGTCTGACGCTGGCTTTGACGCTAAGAAGTTCGGTACTGCGGCGGTATCGTCATTCCGTGGCGTTACAGCGGCGGCGGCCGGGTTCCTTGGAATTGGTGCCGGGTTATACGGTGTTAAGCAGTTATTCACCTCTACGGCAAACGAGATAGTCAGAGCCAGCCAGCAGGCTAAGTTCTTTGGATCTGACGTCAATAAGATGTTCGGGGTGCAGCGCGGGTTCAGACAAGCCGGTCTTAACGGTGACGCATTTATCTCTGCTTCCGGAAATGCCCGCATGGCCCTGGCTAACATTGCTGACCCTACAGTGTTCGGCGGCCTGACCGGTGCAGCTCAAAACCTTATGGTGCTGGGCGCTCGTACCGGCCTGAACATCAATAAACTTGGCGACCCCAACAAAGCGCTCTCTGAGTTTACCCGGTACGGCAAATCTCACTCACAAGAAAACCTGATGCAGGTGATGTCTGCCGCCGGATTCGACCCCACCGATGCAGCCAAAATTAAATCTGGTGAGTTGAAGTCGCTTGTCGATTCCGAAACGAAGAAGTCGAATATCACTGCCGCACAAGTGAAGGAGCAAGAAAACCTAGTGGTAAAAATGGGTGAACTTAGCTCTCAAATTGAGAGGATCGCCCAAGGCCTTGCAATCGCCTTCGCTCCCGAGGTGATTGCTGGCATGGAAGCATTTGGTAAATGGATTGAGACACACCAGGGGGATATTATCGGCTTCTTTACGGAAGCAGGCGATAAGGCAAAAGCCTTTGCAGATGCTGTAGGTGGAGCAACCGAAGCTTTAAAAATAATCGCTCAAGCATATGCGGGATATAAAATTGGCGGGGTACCTGGGGCCATAGTCGGCGCCACCGTAAATCCAGCCACAGATGCTGTTTCAAGTGCCATTTCTGGCACAAGCATCGGTGACTGGATGAACAACTCTGGAATTGATTTCACTCCTGGTAAGCCTTGGTTTTATAGCAGGAAGCCTGGGGAGGAATCTGAGCAACGCGCCCAGTCAGGGAGAAGGCAGATATCTCAGGGTGGAGTGGATGATCTTCTTCATGGCGTAATGATGACAGAGTCAGGCGGCGACCCACTTGCTTACAATGCAGGTTCAGGGGCTGCTGGTGCGTTTCAGTTCATGCCAGCGACAGCCAGAGATATGGGTCTACGTGTTGATTCCCAGGTAGACGAAAGGCTTGACCCTGAAAAAGCCAGGGCAGCAGCATCAATATACATGAGCCAGCTATTGAAACGTTACGATGGCAACGTCGATAACGCCCTGAGAGCTTATAACTGGGGCATGGGAAATGTAGATAAATGGATTGCTAATGGCAGTAATACCGCAGACCTCCCCAAAGAGACGCGAGAGTACACAGGAAAAGTCCACGGCAACATGGGTGATACAAGGAATTACTATGCAACCCAAGGGAGACTGGCAGATAGCCAGCCATACCAACTGGCTTCAAGCGGCGGGAATCCGCAAGTAACCAACAGCACCCATATCAATACGGTGAACGTTACTAGCAATCCGCAGACCGTAGATGCTCTGACAAAGAGCGTAAATCAACAAGCGCAAAGAAGTTCAACCAATGCCGCATTTTCTAGTTCGGTACGTTGATTTGAACTCCAGCAGCAGGGAAGTCTTTTGTCACGGGCTTGGCAATTCCAATCATGCTTTCAAAGCCACCAGAACCACAAATCATAATATTTACACTAACTTTGTCATCTAGTTTAAATATTTTATCAACCCATGAGCGTGAGGCATTTTCAAGACCGCTAAAGTTCACATCCAGTTTAGATTGGTGTTCTTTAAATCGCATGGATTCGACATGTCTCTCATCTTTGTCGAGAATGACTTCGCTGATGGTCATATCCTGCATTTTAGTATCGCAACCTGCTCCTTCGATATTGTAGCTAACCACTGCTACATATTGCTTGGGCTTATTGACAATGAGAGTGTCACCATCATATTTATCAGACTTGTTGATGGTTTTACTTAGTGAGGTGTCATCATTTGGTGCAGGTGCAGGTGCAGGTGCAGGTGCAGGTGCAGGTGCAGGTGCGGGGGATGAGTGCTGTGCGTTATAGAAGGCTAATGCTTTTTTGTATACGGTATTGATAACCAGTGTTTTATATGTGTCTATTTCAAAAACTATACCTGATAAACTTCTCAGGCTTGCAGTTCGCCACTGTTCAATCTCTTTTGGTGATTTTGCAGTTGAGGCAGACTCAAAACCTTTAATACAATAATATTTAACTGTGTTCCGTATATCTACTGGTGATTCACCGACTTCCGCCAGCGCGCCACCCTGTTTTTCAACAAGGGCATCACCATAACTATTGCATTCATCTCTTGCTGACACTAAGTCTTTATATTCATCTGAATATGCAAGTCCCGCATGAGTTATGGCAAGGAATGCAACTATTTTTGCGATTGAAATGCTTTTCATGTCGACGTCCTTATTCTGTTTTCCTGATTCTAACCATTAACTATCGCAATAACACGCAATCATACCCGCTACGGCGGGTTTTTTCATGGGTGAAATATGAGCATTATCGACCTCAACACGGCAGACATATTCAACGCCATTGGCGGCGGTTCTCCGCTATCTATCATTGATAGCGCTCTTCATCCTCAGTATGTGATCAGAAGCAACCCATCCGGCCAGATAGCTCTTGAGTTCAGCGGCATGGCGTCAATCCAGCCAAGCGGCAGGGCGCAGATAATTAATGCCCCTGTGGAGCGAGGAACCTATCAGTCCATTAACAAAGTAAAGGAACCCTCAAGAGTTCGCTGTTCGATTGTAGTTAGCGGGCTTACGGGGTTCTCTGGCAGCCTGCCGAATATATTTGACCTGACTCTAACCAGCCAGAACGAAGTGCTCGATACGATAAAAACCATGCTGAGCACGGCATTCACTTATGACATTGAGACACCAAAAGAGACACTTGTTAGCTATGACCTTGTAGATCATGCCTATGAAGTAAATTCTCAAAAAGGCGTCTCTTTGCTGACTGTTTACCTGGATTTTCAGGAGGTCATGCAGCAAATGGAAGTGGTTCTTTCTGGTGCACAGACCAATGAAAAGCCGACTGATGATCAGATAAGCCAGGGGGTGACTGGGGTTGGTGCTGACCAGAAGGTTGGTGGGGCAACTCAGTCAACAGTAGATGAGCTCGGTAAGTCGTGGGCTTCGTTAAATGAATCGGTAAGCGATATCGCCGGGAAAGCATCAAGCACCATCTCTACTGGATTTCAAAGCGCCCTGGACACCGTTAAAAAGCCAGTTCTTGAAGTTACCAATAGCGTAACTCAGAAAGCTGCGGAGCTAGTCAAAAACATCAATGACAATATCACCGGCCCAAGGAAGACATAGAAAATGTTAACTATCTCAATTGAGCCGCAAAAATCTCAGTCTATATCTGTGGGCCTCGCTGGTCAGAAATGTGTTATCCGCATGACTCAACGCGAAAGCTTTATCTATATGGACTTAACGGTAAATGATAATCCAATAATGCAGGGCGTTCCGTGCTTATATGGTAATAAAATGGTTGGGTATTCATACCTTGGGTTTAAGGGCGATCTTGTTTTCCTTGATAGCGACGGCCAGCAAGACCCGCATTGGGATGGGCTGGGTAAGCGTCATATTCTATATTACATAGAGGAGAGTGAGCTTGTATAAGCAACATGAACTCCGATTTGAATTTACAAATAAAAAATCATCCTTTGATGGTAGTGGAAATAATAAAATCTCCATTAGTAATATAAAATCGACCGTTTCTTTAAATTCAATTGTAGCGGGAAGGTTGGGTGCTACCGCAGAGATTTCACTTTTTGGGCTTGGTTTAAAACGAATGTCTGATTTGTCCGGACGTGCTCAAGGGATTATTACAGATGACCAGCAAATAGATGTTGAAATATATGCAGATGAATCATTAGTTTTTTCTGGCGGCATGACGGCATCAATCGCCAACATGAACGAGGCACCTGAAAGCAGCTTGATGATTTCTGCAACAGCCAATGCAAACCTGCAAAGCATGACAGCAAGCCCTTTCACTGCTCAGGGCTCGCAAAATATAACAGATGTGATTAGTTCAATTTGCACTGCTGCCGGATACGAAGTTGCATTCAAAGGCATGAAAGGAATGACCACATCAGGAAGCCCTCATTTTGAAGGGAGTGTATTCGATCAGCTAAATCGGGTGTGTTCAGACTACGGGATTTCAATGTCAGTAACTCCACCAAAGAAAGTAGAGTTCTGGCCGTCTTCAGAGCAGCGTGATGAAGTAATGCCTTTTATATCCAGAGATTACGGCCTTGTTGGCTATCCGATTTTTTCATCGGGTGGAATGATGTTTCAGACACAATATTCATCACTTCTTAGTATCGGACGATATATTAATATTGAAACCGACTTGCCGTGGGCGAGTGGGGTATATCAATTATCGACGGTAAGGCATGAATTATCATCATGGATGCCAGGCGGTTCATGGCATTCAATTTGCATTGCAAACAGAACGAAAAAAGAAAGGGCGGAGGCTCAGAAAACAAATGGATGATAATTTATTTACTCCAACGAGCACCCAGGTAAGTGAATCCGAGTCTCTGGAATATATTTTTGAA